GATAAATATTACTAACGCCGGATTAAGACCATAATCTGGATGGCAAAACTGTGGTAAACCCGCAATGTAAGGTGGTTAGCCGTGTAACTCGGTGGGGAGAGTAGATGTCCGTAGGTCGTATTTCAGGACCGCTCTTAAAAGCAAACCTTCTCCGCGACGGGGTTGATCTGGCTTTTGAGAACGATCTTTTATATCTAGATGTTAATAATTTACGTGTCGGAATAAACACAAATGCTCCAACCCACGATTTACATGTAGACGGTACAACAAGAACAACATACTTACAAGTAGATAATCAATTAGACATTGATAATATTACCATCACAGGTAATACTATTTCTAGTAATGTTCCTACACTTAACCTAATTGCAGCAAGTGATGGTATTATCTATCAAAATAGATTAACTATCGATCAAATAGACATTCAAGATAATTTCATTACTACAAACACTACAAATGCTGATATGGAAATTAGAGTTAGCGGAACTGGAACTCTTAAAGTTTATTCAGATATGTTTGTTGACGGTAGCATTCATGCTACTGGAAATATTACTGCTGATGGCAGTATTGTTCTCGGTGATCAAAATACTGATAATATTGTTTTTAATGCTGATGTTAATAGTGACATTATTCCAAATATTACAGATTATTACAATTTAGGTAGTGCAACTAATCGTTGGAACAGTATTTGGACAAATAACTTTATTGCTACAAATGTTTTAGCAACTAATGTTATTGTTGACGGTGTAGATGTTTCTCAAATTCAAGGTAATATAATATATGTTTCTTCAAACGGTGATGACACAAATGGTGGTTATCATCAAAATGATTGCTTTGCTAGTATTGAACATGCTCTATCTGTAGCAGTAGACGGTGATACTGTTTATATCTATCCAGGAACATATGAAGAAATATGTCCTTTAACTGTACCAGCAGGTGTTACAGTAAAAGGCTCAAGTTTAAGAAACACTATAATAACTCCTAGACCTAGTACAAGAGATCAAGATGTATTTTTATTAAACGGTGAATCCACTATAGAAGATATAACCGTTAAAGGACATTTTTACAATTCTATAGCTAATACAGGTCATGCTTTCCGATTTGATAATAATATCAAAGTTACATTAAGATCACCATATATTAGAAACTGTTCTGTTATATCGTTTGGTACTCCTACTAGTTTAGCAGTTGCAACTTATCAAGCAGCAAATGATGGAAGTATTTTAAGAATTAAAGATATTATAGATGAGATTGTAACTAACGGTGTTATAACTCCATCTTTAGGAAACTCCGAGACACGAATAACTGATTTAACAAATCCAAGTGACGGAACAACTGCTTCTTCTCTACAAGCATTAATTGATGATGTAATCTATATTATAGGCAATGGAGCAAGTGGAACAAGTCTACCTACTATAACACCTAACAGCGCATTAACAACTGATACTGTTAAATTAAATGCTGCTGCTCTTATAACAAGTAATATAGATTTCTTAAAAGCGGAAATGGTTGCTTGGGTTAATATTAACTATCCAGGTTTCTGGGGAACATATGATCAAACAAAAGCTGAAAGAGATTTAGGAATTATTCTTGATGCTTTAATATATGATATACAACATGACGGTAATGAAGAAACTATTAAAGCAGGTATAGGGTTCTGGCAATATTATCCAACAGATCCTAGAGGTTTTGATCAGCATGATGCTGGTCGAGGGGCATTTATTGATGGTAGCGTAGCAGATCCTACTACTAATGAAGCATCAATGCTTTTCCATTCTGTTACTTTCCTTTGTCCAGGTGTTGATAATATTGTAATGACGGAAGGTGTTCGTGTTGAATGGCTTAATTGCTTTACATACTGGGCAACAAAAGGACTTTATGCTTATAGTGGTACAACTGGTAAAGGTGGTGCAGGACAAACTATTCTTGCTGTAGATGGTGTTACAGGTGTCTATAATGTAGGTGATACTATTGAATATTATGCAGAAGACGGAGTTACATTATTAGGTTCCGGAACTATTGCATCTACAAGCGGATCTAAAATTTATATAAACGGTAAAGAAAGTGGATTTGTTGAATATAGTAGTCGTGTAGGAAAATCTGTTACACCTAGTGGTGGTGCACAGATTTCTACAGCTCAATCAAAGTTTGGTGGATCAAGTGGTCAGTTTGTGACAGCAACAAGTGACGAAATAACTATTGCTGCTAACGATGATTTTGCATTTGGTACAGGTGACTTTACTGTTGAGTTTTGGGTTTACTTTGTTGCTTCAGCACTAACTCAAAGTATATTCGATATGAGAACTTCTGCTGTGGCTCAAGCAGCATTATTAGTAGAAGTATCGAGCGCTGGATTTGTAAAATTATATGTACAGGGTGCTTTCCAAATAACAGCGGCAGCACCTTTATCAGATAATGCTTGGCATAACATTGCTATTTCAAGAGTAAGTGGTGTTACAAGAATGTTTATCAACGGAACAGTTGAAACTACAACTTATACAGACTCTAATAATTATATTGCAAAACCTTTAAACATCGGTGCTTATTGGAACAGTACTGCACATTTAAATGCCTATATTGATGACTTCCGTGTGTCTAAAGGTATTGGTAGATATACTAGTTCATTTGTTGTTCCAACTTCTGCATATGGTAGTGATACTTATACTGTTTTACTTTTACACTTTGATGGTCCAAATGGATCAACAACATATGAAGATGATAGCACATTAGTTCAAGATATTCGTTTTACTCCAAGCGGTGCTACTGCTACACAATTTACTTTAGTAGATTATGCAGACTTTGGTGCAGAAGTTAGATCAATTGGGTCTGCTGCGGTATACGGTGATTACGGAATATATGGAGACGGTGAAGGTGTTATTATGTACCTCATCGGACAGAACCTTGCATATATTGGACTAGGTGGAAGCCAAGAAAACGATCCTTTACAAGTTATACAAGCAAACGAAATTGTTGAATTAAACGGTGCTAATATCTATTATTCATCTGTTGATCACAAGGGTGATTTTAGAGTAGGTGATTTATTTTATGTAAATCAACAAACAGGTGCTGTACAATTTACTAATAGTATTATTAACATTATTGGATCTACTGGACTAACTTTAACTGATGGATCAAATGTCACTATCATAACACCTACAAAAGTAGAAACAGGTGATATAAGAATTAGCGGTAATACTATTCAAAGTCTTACAAACGAAATCAATATTACCGCTGCTGATAATAATATAAACCTTTTAAGTGATGTAAACATATCAGGAAGTTTAGATGTTGTAGGAAATGTAACTATTGGTGGTAATATTACATTAGGTGATCAAACTACTGATAGTGTTCAATTTGTTGCAGGTATTGATAGTGATATTATACCTAATCTTCCAGCAACATATAATATTGGATCTGATAGTTTACAATGGAAAGACCTTTGGGTAAGAACTGCTCATATCAGCGACATTGAAATTAGCACAAACTATATTAGAACAACTATTTCTAATGCAGATTTAGAATTAAGAGCAAATGGTACTGGATCAATTTTAGTTGAAGATATCAGAGTAAATCAAAATGTAATTTCTACGGATTCTGGTAATATTCAAATAACTCCAGCTACTACTTTAGATATAACAGCATCAACTACTAATGTAAATGGAACAATGCATGTTACAGGCAATGTTTCAATAGATACAAATACTACATTAGGTACAGATGCAACAGACAATGTTATATTCAATGCTAGAGTTAATACAGATATTATTCCTTCTATAACAAGTGCATATGATTTAGGGTCATCTTCAAAGGCATGGAAAACTGCTTATCTATCTAGCGCATACATTGATGACATCTTAATTGACACTAATATTATACAAACTGTTGTTTCAAATAGTAATTTAGAACTTCGTGCTAACGGTACAGGATCAATTCAACTTGAACAAACTTATATAAATGAAAATTTAATTTACACTGTTGGTAATAATCTACTAATTCAACCAGCAACTACATTAGATATTACTGCTTCAACTACTAATGTAAATGGTGATTTACACGTAACTGGAAATGTTTCACTTGATTCTAATGTAGTATTAGGATCAGATAGTTCAGACAATGTTGTATTCAATGCTAGAGCAAGTTCAAATATTGTTCCAACATACGCTGCTACATATGATTTAGGATCAAGCACTAAAGCATGGAGAAATGCTTGGTTAGCAAGTGCTTATATTGACGATATCTATATTGATACAAATATAATAACAACTGTTGCATCAAATGCTAATCTTGAATTAAGAGCTAACGGTACTGGTGCTATTAGAATTGAAAAGATTGATATCAATGAAAATCTTATAAAAACAAACGGCACAGATAATTTATTAATTCAACCAGCTACTACACTCGATATTACTGCATCTACTACAAATATAAATGGTGATTTACATGTTACTGGTAATTCAAGTTTCGATGGTAATTTAGATTTAGGTACGGATAATACAGATAATATAGTATTCAATGCTAGAGTTAATTCTAACATTGAGCCTAATTTTACAGCAACTTATAATTTAGGTTCTCCAACAAAGAATTGGAAAATAGCACACTTATCAAGTGCTTTTATTGACAACATTTATATTGATACTAATATAATAACAACTACAGAGTCAAATGCTAATCTCGAATTAAAAGCAAATGGTACTGGTGCAATTAGAGTTGAGCAAGTTGATATAAATGAAAATATTATTTCAACTAACGGAACAACTAATCTTATATTAGATCCTGCAACTACTCTTGACATTTTAGGTGATACTAATATTACTGGTGATTTGAATGTTACAGGTAATGTAACTATCGGTGGTAATATTACAGTAGGTAACGAAAATACAGACAATATAAGTTTTGCTGCTGAAATCAACAGTGATATTATTCCTAATTTACCAGTAACTTATAATTTGGGTTCTGCTGCTAAAAGATGGAAAACTCTTTATGCTGAAAATACATTTATAAGTGACATTGAAATTAATACAAATGTTATTAGAACAACTGTTTCTAATGCAGATTTAGAACTTCGTGCAAATGGTACTGGTGGAATCAAACTTGAAGATATTACTGTAAATCAAAATATTATATCAGTTGCTAGTGGTACTAATATTACTATGCAACCAAGTGGAACTGGTATTGTTGATATTAATACAACACAAGCAATAAGAATACCAAGAGGAACTACCGGTGAGAGACCAGGTACTCCTTTAGCAGGTATGATTCGTTATAATACTTCTAATAATAATTATGAAGGTTATGACGGAACTTATTGGAGAGTAATAAACGGTCTCTATGATGTTGATCAAAACACATATCTTGTAGCAGAATCAACTCCTGGTGCAAATGATAATACTTTCTATTTCTATGCTAACGGTGTTCAAATTGCTGATATGACAGCAACAAGACTTAACGCTGTTAGAGTAGAAGTTGATGATTTATTCATCGACGGAAATACTATTGGATCTATTAATAATCAGTCAATAGATATTACAGCAGCAGGAACAGGCAAAGTTATTTTTGAAGATTTTTCCTTCAAAAATAATGTTATCACAAATACCGTTACAGATGGTGTTACAGAATTAACTCATACAGGTACAGGTTATTTTAAGATTGCAGGTACTACTGGATTTAGAGTACCGGTTGGCGATGCTGCTCAAAGACCAGATGTTACAGTAAGTCCTGCATCATTTATAGGATTTACAAGATATAACACAGATGATAATAGACTTGAAATATTTGATGGAATTACTTGGCAATCGGCTGCTGGTACATCATCTGGTGTAACAGTAGCACAAGCAGAAGATATAGCAATTACAACAGTATTAACTTTAGGATAAGAAAATGGCGTCATTTTTTAAAAATTCAGTAATAAAAGAAATAGGAACAGTTCCTGTAAGAGTAGCACAAACTACTGTTGCATCTAGAATTACTGTTATAGGATTAAGCCTAGCAAACTTAACAGAAGACCCACTAACAGTTAGTGTAACAGTTAAAGACGATACTAGTGTTACAGGGTATTATATTAAAGATGTATTGTTAGGTCCACAAAGCAGTTTAAGAGTTGTAAACGGAGGTGAAAAGCTAATTTTAGCCCCGTCAAATGAATTGTATGTGTCGTCTAGCGTTAGTGATTCTATTGATGCAATTGTATCATACGTTGAAATATTATAAGGAAAAATAAATGACTTATTACATAGGTACACAACCAGATGGCTTGTTAGGAGACAATCCTAGATATTTCTACGGATTACGTAGAACAGATGACGGTGAATTATATCTAGGTAGAGTTGATCAACTTAAAGGTAATGATAGTATTAACATTAATAATCTAGGACCTACTGAAGAAAACTACGATGACTTTGTAGTTGGAGTCGATTTTTACGAAGGACGAGATGTTTATCACGGTGTTGTTTTTGATAATTTAAAATATGAACAATATCGCTGGGATGATAGAGCTATCTATTACTATATTGACGATGATGGACAATTAGTTGCAAGAGTTAACTCTGGATATACATATCCTACTGGTATATAAATATTGAGAATAAAGAATTGGGGTAAAAAATGGCTGAATTTAAAATAGCTAGAATTAGATTTAGATGGATTGGAAATTGGGCAAATGGCTATAATTACATTAAAGACGATGTAGTTCGTTATGGTGGTAAGACTTATGTTGCTTTAAAAACACATACATCGAGTGCTAATTTTTATACTGACTTTGAAGCTGTTGATACTCAAATTCCACCGCAACCGGATCCATATTGGGAATTAATGTTTGATGGGTACGAATGGACGGGCGATTGGACTGTTGATACCTTTTATCAAATAGGTAATTTAATTAAAAAGAATGGTACTGTTTATATCTGTATAGAAAGTCATACATCAGTAAGTAGTGAGATAGATTTTGATGATGATTCATCAAATTGGATAACTTATACATCAACTAATAATTGGAGATATAATTGGTCTACTAGTACATCTTATGTTACTAATGATATTGTAAAATATGGTGGTGTAATTTATAAATGTTTGTTTAATCACGTTTCTGCTGATACTACTCTTTTAGGATTGGAAGATGATTTTTCTAAATGGCAACAAATCACTAATACAGAATTATGGCGAAGTAATTGGCAATTAGGAACAAGATACAGATTAAATGATATCATTAAATACGGTGGAATTGTTTATATTTGTAATACAGCACACGTATCACATGCGTTTGAAGGGGCAGGATTAGAAGACGACCAGTCTAAATGGACAACTCTCTATGAAGGTATAGAATATAAAGGAACTTTTGATTCTAATTTTTATAGATATAAATTAAATGATATTGTTAAGTATGGAGCATCATTATGGATATGCAGAGAATTTCATACTACTCAAACAGATATTTTTGACGAATCTAAATGGGAAGTATATCTTCCTGGATTTGAATTCGATAATACCTGGGATGTACATACTATCTATCAAAAAGGTGATGTAGTAAATTATGGTGGATACAATTATTTTGCCCTAACAAATAATGTAGGACAAATACCGTCAGTACAAACAGACGATTGGGAATTGTTAACTACAAACTTTAGAATAAGAGGTGATTGGGGAGATGACTCTACAGCTCAAGATTATAAAGTAGGTGATGTTATTCGTAGAGGCGGCATGGTATATGTTGCTATTCAAGACTCAAACGGAGTTAATCCTAACGATATATCTTATTGGGAATTACTTATTCCTGGAGAGAGATATAGAGGTAGATGGATTAATGGAACGGAATATTTATATGGTGACGTAATTACCTATATTAGTACAGCATACAAATGTATATTAAATCATAATGCATCAAGCGGCACTAATAGACCAGATGTAGATTTATCAAATACATATTGGGAAGAATTTGTTCAAGGTAATCAAACAAATGTTCTTGCTGAACCCGGTGATATTAAAACATTCGGTCTTAATTCTATAACACTAGATAATAGATCGATTAGAAGATCAATTGGTGATCAATCACAAGCCTTAAAAATATTCAGCGGTGAAGTTAATTGGGATGATTTTAATAAAATTAATAAAGTTTACTATGTTGCTGTCGAAGGCGACGATAATAATCACGGAGAATCTTTAGATTCTCCGTGGGCTACTGTTAAACATGCCTGTGAAAGTATTTCTGGTCCAGCAACAATTTTCATAAAAACTGGAACATATTATGAGGAACTTCCTATTAGTATTCCTGAAGGAGTTGCATTAGTAGGAGACGAATTAAGAGGAACTACTATTGTTGCTGCACCTGGGTACGAAACTGAAAACATGTTCTATGTGAGAAATGCTACAGGTATTCGTAACATGACCTTAAAAGGATTAAGCGGAACATTAGGAACACCAAACATATACGGAACAAGAAGACCCACAGCAGGTGCTTATGTAAGTCTTGACCCAGGATCCGGAACATCAGACTCATCAGTTTGGATTTCAACAAGATCACCTTATATACAAAATGTTACAACATTTGGAACGGCTTGTATTGGATTAAAAGTTGACGGTGCATTGCACGACGGAGGTAATACTTCTATTGTAGCTAACGACTTTACTCAAGTTTTAAGTGACGGTATTGGTGCTTGGGTTACTAATTCAGGACTTTCAGAACTTGTTTCTGTATTCTCTTATTACGGACATATTGGATATCTGTCAGATAATGGAGGTAAAATTCGTGCAACAAACGGAAACTCATCATACGGAACATATGGCTGTGTTGCAGAAGGATACGATTTAGCTGAAACTGCTATAACTGCTACAGTAAACAATAGAAGTCAAGAAGCATTAGTTGATAGTGTAATTACTAAAGTCGGCGAACTAATGAGACTTGAATATAATAATGCTGGGCAGAATTATAGCACAGCAACATTTACTACGTATTCAGTTAACGGAGCAGGATTAAATGCATCGTTATCACACGAAGAAATTAGAGATAATGCCGTATATCAAGTAAGAGTTTATACTCCGGGAGATTCGTCAGCAGCAGGTGGTACAGAATATTTTACTATTACAAATAATGCTCAAGGTGGAGATCAATTATCAGTTATATTAGCAGCATCAGACGACGGGACCCCCGAAGAATACGAAGGAATGCGTATTGTTTTAACAGGCGGCACCGGGGCAGGACAATATGGTTATATTAGTTCATATGATGATTCTTCTAAAGTTGCTACCGTATTTAGAGAATTAGACGGTCAAGGAGGCTGGGAAAATTTTTATCCTGGCTATGCTATTGAAAATGCTTTAAACACAACTACAGTATATAAAATAGAACCTAGAGTAATTTTTGATTTTCCTGGATTTGCTTCAAATAGTAGATCGTTGTCAGCATCATCGTCGTGGACTGACGTAGCTTATGGTGATGGAAATTTTGTTGCTATTGCTACAGGAACAGACGAGACATCTATTTCTTCTAACGGAACAACATGGAATATTGGGGGAACTTTACCAAGTTCAGGAACTTGGACTGCAATAACATATGGAAACAGTAAACATCTTGCTGTTAAACAAGGAAGCAACCAAGCAGCAATATCGTCAAATGGTGGGCAAACTTGGACTAGTGGAATAATAAGTTCAACTGCTAATTGGATCGACGTTGCTTACGGAAATAATACTTTTATAGCTATTGCTACTGGAGGAACATCTACGGCAACATCTATTACAGGATTATCGTGGTCAAATGGTGGCGCTTTACCAACATCAACTACATGGTCGTCAATAGCATACGGCAGCGGCGTCTGGGTTGCAATTGCAAGTGGAGGAACTAATGCTGCATACTCAATAGATGACGGAGTAACATGGTCATCAGCTACTTTACCGTCTTCGATATCATGGTCATCGGTTACTTACGGAAACGGCAGATTTGTTGCTGTAGCTTCTGGAAGTATTATTTGTGCATATTCATTTACAGGAGTAACATGGATAATAAGTCAAATGACTACTTCAGCAAATTGGAGTAAAGTTGCTTACGGACAGGGTGTATTTTTAGCTGTCGCATCATCAAACACTGTAGCTTATTCTAATGATGGTTATCTTTGGAGAAATACAGGTGATGATAGTACAGCATTTACATTACCATCTTCACAAACATGGACAGGGTTAGCTTTTGGAAATCCTTCTAATAGTGGAATTTGGGTAGCTATTGCATCAGGTACATCTAATGCTGCTTCTATTTTAACAGGAGCAAGAACTATCGGTCGCGCTTATGTTACATCAGGAAGAATTTCCAAAGTTAATATTATCGAGCCAGGTAGCGGATATAGTTTAACTCCAACAGTAACAGTTATTGATCCTAATAATGTAAATGACGTATATCTTCGTGTTAGAAAGGGATCAGGTGTCCTAGCAAATCCTGTAATACTTAATCCAGGAACTGGATATCTATCACCATCCACAACAGTAGAAATATCAGGTGATGGGTATTCTGATAATTATCAAACTGGAAGATATATAATTATTAATAATTTAACAGTATTACCAGGACCTGGTGATAACTTAAATATTGAAGAAATTAATGATCTTACTTATAAGATTATTACCATAGAACAGCTAGGTGGGTCATCAGGAAATTATCAAGCAAAATTAAGAATAGCACCTGAAATAGGTATTGAGGAATCGCCGGAGCACGGTGCTGATATTACTATTAGACAGCAATACAGTCAAGTACGTCTAACAGGTCATGATTTTCTCGAAATAGGTACAGGTAATTTTGAAAGTTCAAATTATCCAGGTACTCCTCCTGCACTATTATCACCAGAAAATGAAGTTTTTGAAAGAGGCGGCGGGCGTGTATTCTATACAGCAACCGATCAAAATGGTAATTTCCGTGTTGGAGAACTATTTAAAGTTGAACAGTCAACTGGTACTGTTACAATTAGTGCTGATTTATTTGAATTAACTGGATTAAGTGAAATTTCTCTAGGTGCCGTTAGCGTAGGTGGTACAGGCGTAATTATTAGAGAATTTTCAAAAGATAGTACATTTACTGCTGATTCTAATAATATTATTCCTACACAAAGGGCTATTAAAGGATACTTAGAAGCAAGTATTTCTGGAGGTGGTGCAAATGCACTTTGTAGCCTATTAACAGCAGGTGTAGTTCGTGTGGGACCACAAGTTATAGGAACTACAACAGGTGATGAAGTAATTATTAACAGAAAAGTTAATATGACAAAAGGATTTACAGGATCTTTACTAGCAATGACCTATTTTATAGACTCTTTTAGTAATGATACGGAATTTTAACATTTAAATTAAAATAAATACATTATCGTCGGAGCAGAAAATGGCTGAGTTTAAATTAGGTAGAATTAGATTTATATGGAAGGGAGCATGGGTTGCTTCTACAACTTACTATAAGGACGATATTGTCCGTTATGGTGGGTCAATTTTTGTTTGTGTAATTGGACATACTGCTGATAGTGATTTTTACACTGATTTAGATAATGTTCCTGCTCGCTGGAATCAAATGAACGAAGGACACGAGTGGAAAGGTCCTTGGCTAACTGCTACATATTACAAAGTAAATGATATTGTAAGATACGGCGGATACTTGTATATTTGTAATGAAGGACATACATCCGGTGCTACAGAAACTTTAGGTCTAGAATCCAATCAAACTAAATGGGATCTATATGCTGAAGGAACTGATTGGAAAGGTGTCTGGGGAACTGATACTAGATATAAAGTTAGTGATGTTGTAAGATATGGCGGAATAACTTATATTTGTAATACACATCATACATCTGCCTCAACCGCAGCATTTGGTTTAGAAAATGATCAAAGTAAATGGGATTTATATGCAGAAACATTCGAATGGAAATCTGATTGGCTTCCTGATACAAGATATAAAAGAAATGATATTGTTAGACATGGCGGTCAAACATATGTGTGTAATACAGGACATACATCTGCCGCAACAGTTGCACTTGGTTTAGAAAATGATCAAAGTAAATGGGATTATTTTAATAAAGGCATAGAATATAAGCAAACATGGAATGCAGGAACAAGATATAAAGTTAACGATGTTGTAAAATATGGTTCAGGCATATGGATTTGTACAAATAATCATACATCGACTGCTACATTTGATGAAGCAAAATTTGATCAATTTGTTGAAGCATTAGAATTTGAAAATTCTTGGAGTCCCTTTACAAGTTACCAACACGGTGATATTGTTACCTATGGCGGATATGTTTATGTTAGTAAAACTACTAATAATCTTGCTCAAAAGCCAACATCAAATTCCGACGATTGGGATATTTTTACAACAGGATTTAGATTTTTAGGAGATTGGGGAGAAGATTCCTCAAATATGGATTATAAAATCGGTGATATTGTTAGACTTAATGGTTACACCTATGTTGCTATAGCAGATAATGTTAATCAACAGCCACCCAATCCAACTTATTGGTCAAGATTAAACTATGGTATCAAATGGAGAGGTACTTGGACCGACGATACAGAATATGAATTAGGTGATGCTGTTAAGAGAGGTTCTAATTCTTATATATGCGTTCAAGGTCATGTCAGTGAAGGTGACGACGGTTCTACAATTGCAACTAATGTACCTGATGTTGATGTAAATGGAACTTATTGGAATCTTTTAGCTTCGGGTAACGAAAACGAAGTAATGACTACTGTAGGTGATATCGTTTATTATGACGGTGCAGGACCTACAAGGTTAGCAAGGGGAACCGAAGGACAAGTATTAACTGTTAGTAATAGTATTCCTTCATGGAAGTATTGGGGAGTTATAACAGCCGTTTATTATGTTGCTGAAACTGGTACAGACGGTGATCCTGTAGAAGGATGGGGAATAACACTTGATAAACCTTGGAAAACCGTTCGTTATGCTACAGAGCAAGTATTAAAAGGTCCTAGAAACCCACAAGCTCAAAAGATACTTGAATTAAATCGTCCGTTCATACAAAAAGAAGTTATAGAATGGATAACTTATCAAATAGCAAATGCCGGCGGGTCTGGAATTTGGAATGGCTTTACTTACAATTCAGCAAAGTGTGAACGTGACGTAGGATTTTTAATAGATCGTATTATCTATGATATTGGTCACGGCGGTAACTTAAAGATGAGAGCTGCTGCTCAAACTTATGTAAATGCACTCGACGAAGGTCCATATTCAACTATTGCTGAAAATAACGGAACAGGAACTTATCTAAATCTTGCTACAGAAGCTGACAACGATGTTGCCGCTTTTAATTTTATGGCATCATTAATTGAGGATATTCTTAATCAAGATACTCCTGCACAAAGCTATCAAACTTTAAACAGCGTACCAAGTCCTGTTGGACAATTTGTTGATGCTACATTAACTGCTGAATCAGGAATTATTACTACTGTTAATGCATTAATTGGTATAGTTACATCTGCTCTTACAGCCGGTGACTCATCAACTATTCCTGATAGAGTTGTACCAAATGATACAATCAATGTAAAAACTGGTATATTTAGAGAAACATTACCTATTATTGTTCCTGCAGAATGTGCAATTGTAGGCGATGAACTTCGCTCAACTAATATAGGACCAGCAGAAAGCCTAGTTAATATTTCTGATTCGTATTATACTGTAACAACATTTGAACATGTTGACTCTATAGTTCAGGATATTATTCAAGGGACTATAGTAACTCCTACATCAGGAAATACAGAATCACAAGATATCAACGAACCATATGCTACAGCAACAGAAGCAACTACAGTATCTAAACTTGTTGAAATAATGAAGCATCAAGCAGATTGGCGTTTGAATACAATGCATACTGCTACTGTAACAGATCCAACAGGATATAATGTAAGTTATCTAATCGGTTACGGTGATGCTCGTAAACTTATTAAAGAAAATAAGGCATTCTTTCAAGCTGAAGTTATAAAATATATGGAAAATAATTATTCAACATTAAAATATAGTAAGACACTTACTAAAAGAGATGTTGGATATATTGTTGATGCTGTTGTTTATGACTTAACTTACGGTGGAAATGCATTAAGTGTTAAGGCAGGTCTTGCATACTGGGATGGTGACGACGATACTGAACCACAAATAACTCCATCTATAAAGAGTGCAACAATTGCAGCTATAACATATTTAAAATCAATAATGCAAGATGCAGCTCTTAATAACACTATCACTGCACTACAAGCAACCGTAGCTCAATATAGAGATACAGCAGGTTCAGCAGGATCATCAACATTAATAGGTGATAATATTGATGATATTATTAACCTGATTGATCTAGGGCCAACATCAGTTGGTACATTTGTTACATTAAGCGATCCAAGTACTTCATGGGTAGCAGGTGCTTTAACAACTGCTTATACAACTTTAAGTGGACAATTTACAACTATTAAGAATAATGTTGGAACATATTTAACAACAAATTATCCAGGTTTGTTAAGTGTTGCTAATTTAAATAAAGCAAAAAGAGATGCAGAAATTGTTCTTAAGGCTGTTGGATATGACTTCATGTTTAATAGCAATTATCAGTCAATCAAGGCAGCTCATGCTTACTTAAGACCAACATCTAACGAATTATTTGCAACGGATACAGCAATAAAAGCAGCAACTAGAAATGCTTTAGAATATGCTAGAACACAAGCTATTGCTAATGTTGGCGGTGACACTACAGCTATTGCTAGAATTAACGCTAATATGGCTATCGTTGACACTATTTTCTATGGTGGATCAAACAACGGATCGGTATGCCAAACAGAGACAGAAGATAATTATTATGCTTCTATACAACTAGAAAGAAATAGAGATTTTATTTTTGCAGAAGTTAGTGCATATATTAATGATACGTTCTCTGATACTGCTACTAATACAACTACAACATCGAATATTATCACAATAAGCGATACTAGTTGGCTTAAGAGAAATGCTGAAATAGTATTTACTGGAACAGTATTTGGTAATATTGTACAAAATACAACTTACTATGTTCAAAAAGTTATAGATTCAACAACTTTTGCAATAGCAACTATAAAAAATGCAGTTGATGCACAAAGAGTTCCTCTCAATACAGCTTCGGGATCTATGACTGTAAAATTAGATTATGATAATGATTCATGTTTAAGAGATGTTGGAACATATATTGATGCACTAAAATATGATCTAAAATATCCAGGAAATTATAAATCAAGATTTGTTGCAAGATACTATGCTAATGCAGTTCTTGGAAGTCTTGAAGAAGATATGTATTATGTAAGAAATGGTACAGGTGTTCGTAATCAGACAGTACAAGGATTAACTGGGCAATTAAATCCTGCAGACCAAAATGGTTTCAGTCGTCCTTCGGCAGGTGCTTATGTAAGTCTTGACCCAGGATGGGGACCTGATGATTTCTCTGTATGGATTATTGCAAGATCTCCATACATACAAAATGTTACAACATTTGGAACGGCTTGTGTTGGACAAAAGATTGACGGATCATTACATGCAGGCGGCAACGATTCTATAGTTTCCAACGATTTTACTCAAGTTTTAAGCGACGGTATTGGTGCTTGGGTTACTAATTTAGGTAGAGCAGAACTTGTTTCTGTGTTTACTTACTATTGTCATGTTGGTTATCTAGCAGAAAACGGTGGTAAGATTCGTGGAACTAACGGTAACTGTTCATATGGAGGCTTTGGTGCTGTTGCTATTGGTGTTGATCAAACTGAAACACCAGTAACAGCCGTTGTTAATAATAGATATACTGAAGCCGATGTTGGTTTTGTCTTTACTAGCGGCAGTCAACTTTATAGAATGGAATACAATAATGCAGGTATAAATTATACATCTGCATCATATACTATAAATGGTACAGGTATAAATGGCGCAGCTACTGGTGATGAGATAAGAGATGGTGCTGTATTCAATGCTAGACTTATGGATCCGGGTGATTCTTCAACACCGGGCGGAGTAGGTTATGTTACTGTAACAAATAATTCACAGACCGGATCTACAACACAAATAACTCTTTCCGCAACTGATACAGCAGATGGAGTTGTTACAAACTATGCTGGAATGAGAATAATTATTACAGCTGGATTAGGTGTAGGACAGTATGGTTATATTAATACATATAATGCAGGAAGTAAGGTTGCAACTGTTAGAAAAGAATCAGATGGTACATCTGGATGGGATCATGTTGTTCCTGGAACTACAATTTCCTCAACATTAGATATTACATCTGTTTATCTAATTGAGCCAAGAATAACATTTAGTGCTCCAGGATTTACATCAACTGCTAGAACACTTTCCGCAAGTTCAACATGGGATGATGTAACTTATACTAGTGGATCTGCAACTTATACTGGACTATCAGCAAGTGGCGGTGGCGGTGGTGGAGCTACCTTTAATGTTATTAGAACAAACGGAAAATATAAAGTTCATGTAAATGCAAGAGGAGCAGGATATTCAATCGGCAATACATTAACAATATTAGGTACTGCATTAGGTGGTGCTACACCTGCAAACGATCTAACTATAACTGTTGACACTATCTATACAGGGGGTAAGGTATTAACCTTTACACCAAATCCTTCAGCAGTTGCAGTCGGTGGCCGTTTTGTAGCAATACAAACCGGATCAAATAATACTGCGGTATCAACTAATGGTACATCTTGGACAGCTGGTGGAAACTTACCAGCGTCAACAACTTGGACAGCAACTGCCGCAGGTGTTATTAGTAATGTTCCTTATTATGTTGCTATTGCAAGTGGCGGAACACAAGCAGCAAGTTCAGTAAATGACGGCGCAACATGGACTTCGAGAACACTTTCAACAAGTGCTACTTGGACTGATGTTGCATACGGAAACAGTCAATTTATTGCTGTAGCAAGTGGCGGAACTAACAATGCTATTTCAACTGATGGTACAACTTGGGCCCCTGGAGGAGCTCTTCCAGCATCAGCAACTTGGACTAGTGTTGCATATGGTAGAAGTGTTTGGGTTGCTATAGCAAGTGGTGGAACACAAGCAGCAAGTTCTGCAAATAATGGATCGAGCTGGGCATCAAGAACATTACCAGGTTCAGCAACTTGGACTAGTGTTACTTACGGTAACGGAAGATTCGTTGCTGTAGCAAGTGGTGGAACAACAACAGCATTTAGTTTAGATGGTACAACTTGGACTGCATCAACATTGCCTGCAACATCTAACTGGTCAAGTATATCTTATGGACAAGGCGTATTCTTTGCTGTATCAACATCAGGTACACAGGCTGCTACAAGTCCAGACGGTGTTACATGGACTTCGAGAACTATGAGTACCTCTGCTAGTGGATATACAAGCACAGTATTTGGTAATCCTGCAGATAGCGGAATATGGGTAGCTGTTGGAGGCGGAACAGGAACTGTAGCAAGTTCAACTCTTACAGGAGCTACCGCTTATGCAAGAGCAGAAGTAGATGGTAATAATGTTATTGTTGGAGTAAGAATGGTTGAACCAGGATCTGGTTACACTTCTGCACCAACAATAACAATTACTGATCCTAACAATACTGTAGAAGCAGTAATTGATCCTAGATTAGGTAATGGAGCATTAGCTAATCCTTCATTTACTAATAGAGGTAGTGCTTATGTTACATCTTCTGCAACTCTTACAGGTAATGGATATACAGATTACTACCAAACTGGATCATATGTTTATGTTGAACTGTTAAATGGTACACCTGTTGAAGGATCTAATGTTCAGTTCTCAAGTATAACTGACGTAACTTATAAATTAGTAACAGTTACAGAATTTGTAGGTTCAGGTCCTTACACAGCAAGACTTCAAGTAAGTCCTCCACTAGGTGCAGCTGAAGTTCCTTCACACGGTGAAGCAGTTACTATTAGAATTAAGTATAGTCAAGTACGTCTAACAGGTCATGACTTCCTTGATATTGGTACTGGTAATTTTACTAATACAAATTATCCAGGAACTCCACTGACACTTCCAAATAAAGAAGTTGAAGTTAATGAGTTTTATGGCGGTAGAGTGTTCTTTACTAGTACTGATCAAGACGGTAACTTTAACGTAGGTGACTTATTCACTGTTGAGCAGTCAACTGGTGTTGCTACACTTAATGCTGATGCGTTTAGTCTTGCAGGACTTCAAGAACTGCAATTAGGATCAGTTGCACTAGGTGGAAGTGGCGCAACTATTACAGAATTCTCAACAGATCCAACATTTGCTGCGGATTCGGATAGTATTCTTCCAACACAAAGGGCGATCAAAGCCTTCATTGCATCACAAATTGGCGGTGGTGGCGGAGCGCTCAATGTAAATAGTATCACAGCAGGTGTAGTTTATATAGCAGGAAATACTATAACAACTACTACGAACGTACAGATAAATATAACAACAAAGATGAATTTCACAGGAGGAGTTGATGGGTCTCCAGTGGCAATGAGTCTCTTCTTATTGAACTAATGGAGAATAGGTAATGGCAACAGGAAAATTAGGATCAAGCAATCTTACTGCCGCAACAAATACCACTGTTTATACAGTACCCTCGAGTACTTTTAGTGTAGTGACACTTTCTATTTGTAACAGAAATAATCAAGCTATTTCTGTTAGAGTAGCAATTGCAGCTACAGCAACTCCTACTTCAGACGAATGGATCGAATATGATGCTGAAGTTTTTGGTAAGGGTGTTCTTGAAAGAACAGGTATCGTTATGGATGCAGGTAAATTATTAGTAGTTTATGCTAGTGCAGCTAATGTTAGTGCAGTTGCATGGGGCATTGAAACATCAACAGCATAAATATAACAAAGGAATACTTACTATGGGAAGATACTTAACAACCACAGGAACTGCTAGTGTAGTAGTGAGAACTGTTTCCACAACTTATTCTGCAGTCGTTAATGACAGAATTATTTGTACCGCAGGCGGCTTTACAATTACTTTACCAGCATCACCTACTGAAAATGATTCTATACAGATTATAGATGCAACAGGTGTAGCAGGATCAAGTAATATTACTGTTGCTAGAAATGGTCAAAAAATACAGAATTTAGCTGAAGATTTAACAATCAATGTTAATAATGCCGCAATAACTTTAGTTTATACTGGAGCAACATACGGTTGGTTAATTGTAAGATAAAGGTAATTTAATATGGCATCATTAAGAGATTTAGTTGGCAATGATCCGTTTGGTAGTTCAAAATATGTACAAGCCGAGGTTGCTATCTACAATACAAATATTACTACGCTTACAAATGGCGGACAATGCTGTTGTTGGGTTGTACCAATAGGTGCAACTTGGGCATTATTTGAAGTATGGAGTGCAGGTGGTGACGGCGCCGGTGCTTGTTGCTGTATGGGACCACTGCACGGACCAGGTCCGGGGCAATATGGTAGAAAATTTCTACAAGTTACTGCCGGTAACTTTTTTTGTGTCTGTGCTGCTGGTTCTGGTTGTAGAGCATGTACATGCTGCGGAACTTGTGGATTTCCATCTTATGTTCTTTGTGGGTCAGGTGGCGGAAATGTAATCTGTGCTCAAGGAGGTTGGACAGGCTGTGTTCTTTGTTATAGAAGTTATCAAGGTTGTACAGGTATTTGTTATCCGTCTTGTGCACCAATTGCGTCAATCTCCGGCAGTGACCCTTTCTGTCAATACGGTTTTAATAATCCAGTTAAGGAATCAAATTATTGTTGGCAAAGAATGTGGAGTTGGGCACAAGGGGCACCAGGTTATACAAATAATACAAGACACGGATTTGACTATTGCTGTACACAATTAACAAGAAGTGGTGAGGATGTTTTTGCACCAAAGTGGCCAAGCGGCACCGGACATAATGCTAGAGCTTGTGGCGGCGGCTGTTGTTATGGTGGTTTTGGCTACGGTGGATTAGTTACAATTTCATACGGATAAGAGGAAAAAAATATGCCAGAGAATACAAAAATAGAAAAAGAGTTTAGATATAATCTCCCAGATAACTATCTTCATCAAACAAATAATGAAGCTAAAACTGGAACATGGACTTATAAAGGACCTGATAAACTATGGATATTTGTTAATCCAGATACAAATAAGATTATTAGTCGATTCCATTATACAGAAAGAGATAACGGTGCAGATGTTCCTACTCCCGAAGGAATGATAAAAGTATTAGTTGATGCTAACGAAAATCCATTAATAGCAGCAATTATTCATAACGAAATTGATTATTCATCTTTAGGAAGACATGAAGTTTCATTACCAGACGGTAGTGTTTATTGGCACACTAGTCCACTTCCTCCAGATCATATTTATGAATTAGAAGAAATCGAATATGATTTAACCACAAGAAAATTTAAAGAACCTTATCCTTGGAAAAAGTCACATGTTACATGGGAAGAATTAATTAAATCTAGAGATAATATGTTACACATGAGCGATTCGAAAATTAGAATAGCATCAGATGAACAAAAGCCTGCATGGGAAGAATATAGACAAAAATTAAGAGATTTACCTACTCTATTTGCAGGTATTGATCCTTGGATGGTTCCTTTTCCAACAGAACCTGCGGAGTAATATATAATGTCAAATTTAAGAACTCTCTTTCCAGACTCAAACTTTTCAATATCCGGGGGGTCATTAGCAACACCACTACAACTCTTTGTTTATAATACTAGTTTTACTAGTGTTCAAAATGGTGGAAGATGTTGTTTATGGACGGTTCCTGCAAGTGTAAACTGGGCAAAATTTGAAGTTTGGGGCGGCGGCGGCGATGGCGGTGGTGCTTGTTGTTGTCAACAAGGAGGAAATGGAGGGGGATCAGGATCTTATGCTAGAAAGACAATAAGAACTGTTCCAGGTGAAAGTTATACAATTTGTGCTGCTGGATCAGGATGTTGTAGTCTTAGTTGCGGAGCAACAGCTGGATTTCCTTCTTATGTTTGTAATGCTAGTGCAACTTATCCTATATGTCTTTGTGCATCAGGTGGTGGGCCAGGAAATACTGGATGTTTTTTCCTAACAAATGGTTGCTTTTCGTGTGCTACTCATGTATGTGGATCTACTTGCGGTTGTGATTTTGCTATTCGGGGTATAACAGGCGGACACTATGACGGTGTTTATTGTGGACATGACGGTTGGCAATATGCTCCAGGAACTACTTATCAAGGCGGCGGAATGAGAATAGGTTTTGATTACTGTCAAGCATTTAACGGGTGTACTCACGTCGGTGCAGGATCTAACTTTGTTGGATTCGGAGCCGGCGGCGGATCTGCATCAACTTCTAGCGGTGCATGTTGTTGGGGTGGTTGGGGTTCACCAGGTATTGTTGTTGTAACTTATGGCGGATAAAGGATAGATAAAAAATGGCAAATTTAAGAACGTTATTATATTCAGTTACAAAACCAACTGCTGGTACGTATCCGCAAGAATTTACAGTATTCAACACTAATTTATACACACCGTCAAACGGTGGACAATGTTGTTTGTGGACTGTTCCTTCAGGAAGAACCTGGGTAAAATTTGAAATGTGGGGAGGTGGTGGCGGAGGCGCTGGCACATGTTGCTGTATGGCAGGCAGAGGTGGGGGTTCAGGAGCCTACACTTACAAAGTTGTTTGCTCATCTGTTCTTCCCGGATGTCAGTATACAATTTGTGCCGGCGGAACTACAGCAACCTCCCCAACTGCACAAGGTTGTGTAGGAAATACGTCTTATGTAACAGGATACGGATTAAGTAATTTTTGTGCAGTTGGTGGCGCAAATGGTTGTGCAGGGTGTAATTATGTACAAACTTATATGGACCACCAAACATGTTCCTTTCCGTACTGTTGCTGTGCATATGGTGGCGATCTTATGATACATGGTACAAGCGGACAATATATTTCGTATACATCCTGCGCTAATAGTTTTCAAGGCGAAGCAATGGTTGCAGCTAAAACAGTTACTGGACCAATATATGGACCGGGAGGATGTTTAAACGGCGGTACTTGCGGCTGTGCCTGGTTTCCATGTGCAGTATTTCCTGGCGGTGGCGGCATGAGTTCTCAATCGCATGGTGGTAGTTGTTGGTGTGGCGGCTGGGGAGCCGGCGGCGCAGTTTCGGTAACATATGGATAATAAACATGACAAAAATTAGTAAAGAATTTACATACGATATAGCAGATGATTATCTAGCTCAAACAAATGAACAGGGAAAAACTGCCGAATGGTCTTATGACGGAGAAGATAAAATTTGGGTCTTTGTTGATAAAGAAACAAATAAACTACGTCATACACATTACTTAACTGCGGCAGAAGATGGTGAACATGTTCCTGAACCAGCAGACATGACTAAAGTAATGATCGATTGCAATGAAAATCCATTACTTTGTACTTTGTTTGGTGCTGATGAGCTTAAGGATTATAATGATCTTGAACAACTAGTTGAAGATTTACCAGATGGAACTCAATACATAAGACCTAAAAATCCTGCTCCAGACCATACATATGATGTTATGGAAATTGAATATGATCCTACTACTGGAAAATTTAAAGAGCCATATCCTTGGGTAAAACCTTTTATTTCATGGGATGTTCAAAGGCTTCGAAGAAATATGTTATTAGATTTGACAGATGATAAAGAGGTATCTGATATTCCTAATTCTGTAAAACAGAAATGGGCAGAGTATCGACAAGCATTAAGAGATTTGCCACAAACATATGGAGCAGGATCAGGAGAAACTCCATCTATAGATCCATGGAAAGTAAGATTTCCTGTAAATCCAAACGGAGAAGAATAAAAAAAGGAGCTTATGCTCCTTTTTTATTTTCAATCTTTATTAATTTTTCTAATTCAGGAAGATACAAATATTCAATATCACTTTTGTTTAGAGTATTAAATGCATCTTCTAATGTTTCAACTAATGGATCTCCACCAAGATTAAAACTTGTATTAAATAGTATAGGAATTTCTGTTTTATTATAGAATGTTTTAATTAAATTATAATAATGATAGTTTTGTTCTTTTGTAACTGTTTGGATTCTACAAGTTCCGTCAACATGTATGATACTAGGAATCTTTTCTTCGATCCCAGGTTGACAATTTACAGCATACATCATATAAGGACTATCATTCATCCCTCTTAAATCAAACCATTCATGTACATGTTCCTGTAATATTGTTCCTGCAAACGGACGAAAATATTCTCTCTTTTTAACTTGATTAACAAAATCTTTCCCATCCTGATAAGTAGGGTTGAATAATATTGATCTATTACCTAGCGCTCTAGGACCATTTTCTGATCTTCCTTGAAATAAACAAACAATATTTTTTTCTAATAAAAGATCAACAATATCATCATAAGAAACATTGGTTATTGTAGCATTATATTCTGTAGACAATCTTGTTAATTCGTCATCAGTTATATTATATTGAAACCCTAAATATAGTCCATCTTTAGAATAATCTATATTATTATTAGGATACAAACTATTATAAAACAGTAATGCAGCACCTATCGCAGTTCCTGCATCGTTAGATATAGGCTCAACGTAAATTTCTATACCGTCCTCTTTTAGATGATCGAGATAATAATAATTTGCAACACAATTTAATCCATATCCTCCGCTAATAACAACTTTCTTATGCCCTGTCATCTCTATTGCTTTTTTAATTAATCTTAAAACTTGTTCTTGAGTTTGAGTTTGACAAGCATATGCTAAATCTCTTCTATTATCTAAAAGAGTAACATCGTCGGCATTTGAATTTACTAGATATTCAAACATATTAGAATTTACTTTTGCGGCATTTGGATATGTAGGAACAATAATATTTCTGTTTGCCAATGGAACAATGCTAGTAGTATCAAACAGAGATGGAATTTTTTCGTTTAGTTTTCCATAAGGAAATAATCCCATTGTTTTACCAGCTTCTATCGGTGACCAATCACAATATTGTGTAACTGCTTCGTAAACTTTAGTAATACCTGCCCTATCAGTTATTACTGCTTGATGTGTATGTCCATCTTCGTTATATATAGAACTATCAAATTCATCAATAATAGCACCAGGCATTGGTCCTCTTAACCCGATATGTTTATAAAGAGTTTTAAACTTATAAGGATAACCACAATTAAATATTGTTTCTGTTTCCCAACCTGTGTGTTGTTCACCATTAATGTTTAACGAAATAAATGTTCCTGCTCCGTCAACAACTAACGCTGCTGCTTCGCTAAAACCCGATCGATAAAATGCACAAGCGGCATGTAATTTATGATGAGCATAACTAAAATCTATTACTTGAGGATGATTATACAGATTTTCTTTTCTATCAATTAAATTAAGTTTTCTAGCAAGCCCTGTATAAACGTCGTCTCCACTAAAATCAACTCTACCTGCTGTATCTACTAATGATTGTGTGTGAGCAATTAATAAAAAATCTAGTTTGTCAGTATAATCTAATATTTTTAACATAGCAGCATAAGGGCCACCATCATACTTGTGTCTACTTAATCTTTCTTCTTCTATGCTAAAAATTATTTCACCATTTTTAGTTAAGCAAACACTAGCATTATGTCCTCTAGCAATTGCTGCAATCCACACATCTTTTTGCTTTTCATTCATATCAAAATCCCATATATTTTGTTGGCCAGTTTAGGTTATTAGCTTCTTCTGGAAAAAATTCTCGTTTACACACCATATGTTCGAATAGTCTTTTATCACGTTTAAATTTTTGTTGTAAAGCATCAATTGTTCCTGCAATAATATTGCTATTTGTAAATAGATTTTCAGGAATATCTAATTTATCTTGAAGATTTTCTTTAAGCCATATAATATGTTGTTTAGGAGTTGGATGAAAATCTTGAAAAGAAACTGGATTTTTTGAATAACTTGTATCAATAAATGAATATGTAAGATCTTTATGTTCTCTTATAGTTTCAACTAGCGGAGTTAACCAATGAGATGCTCGATCTTCCCATATAGATTTATTGTAAATTTTGAATTCAGGAACTCTTTCATAAAGTAGGTGAATTTTTTCCATATCCTCTTTACTCAATGATATATGTTCTCCATATCCGCCGCCGTCTCCCACATCGGTCCCCATATTTCTTAAATCACCCATGCCTGTCATAAACCATGTAACACCAGTTGACTCTAATAATCCTTGAGTTAATGATATAACATTAAGAGAATGCATTAAATATGCAGGTTCCCAAAAGAAGTGTTCGATCCATTTACGGTCATATATTTTTTCGTTAATATAATTGAAAATAGATCCTCTAGTTTTCCAACCTCCGGGACTTTCTTCATCTTTTCTTATATGATACCAATCATTTCTTAAGTGAGATGTCCATTGTACTATAACAACATCACCTTTTTTAAATTTGTGTCGTATATTACATTCGGCAACTCTTTCTGCTATAGCTTTATTTCCAATACCAGCTAGACCCCAATTTTCATTGTAATCATAATCCATGGCTAAAAAATTAGCCCAAGTTGGCCAGGCGTAACTTGTATAACTACATCCAAATGTAAATAGTCTTCCTTTCTTCATGCACAACATCCTGGAGCAGGTTCGTTAGTAATTGCTAAAGACTCAGTAGACGAAATTTTATTTTTATATTTTGTTGATCCCTTAATAATAGAGTCAACAATAGCATCTTCGATTTTATCATTCATAACCATAATGCCGTCATTACCTCTGTCAGCAACTTCATCCATAGTAATTCTTATTGGACTATATTGTCTAACGTCTCCTCCCATATCTAACAAATCAAATTTTTCATAATTTGGATAGCTAACATTAATACCGAATGTTGATCCTGTAACAACTGTAGCCGGTTTATCAAGTGAATAAGCAATATGTTGACCCACTGAATCGCAGCCTAGAAAATAATCACAATTAGCTATAATTCCTGCCCAGTGACGTAGAGTAGTATTTTGTGGATGAGCTACAGGATCCTTACATTTATATTGTGTAAAGTCTATTCCTAATTCGCTCATTAAAATAATACCGAAGTCTTTTTGTAATTTCTTAACAATATTAATTACATGAGTACCTTCAAAACTACGATTAGACGGATCAACAATAACACCGTTTTGATTCATAACTCCACGCCCAAACGGTTGAAAAATAAGAATCTTATCTTTTTTTGTTTTTTCTTTTACTTCCTTTATAACATTATATCCAGTAACCATTTCTTCACTTGAAAGACGTAAATTTGGTTTAGGTAATTCTCTTATACCCTTGTTATTAATTGCAATATCATAGGCTTGACCGATAGAGCACTTTTGATTATAATATTCCCAAACTCTATAAGGTTCTGGACTTACAATATCCATATTAATAAGTTTATCTTCGAATAGATTTTTATGCCAGTTATCGTAAGCTCTAGAATGTAACAAAGGATGCCCTTTATAAAAGTCTGTTCCACCTTCGCAAACTACAATAAAATCTTTTCCATTTTCTTCCGCATATTTTTCCAGTGCAGGAATTGAACAGAGTACTCTGCCTGCACCACCATTAATAAAAAAAGCCTTTGATCTCATGAAATCTTCCAAGTTAATTCATATTAATTTAGCACAAATTTAGAAGGTTTGTCTATACTTTTGGTGTTGATAAATATAAACATGATTAATTTTTCTAGTTTCTTTGCACAAGGATTAAGAAGCACTTTAAGAGTGCTCAATGGCATTAATTTCAGTTATAAAGGTCCTTGGGTACAAGTCTACCCAAATACTGTTATAGATGAGTGGTATGTTGGAGAATTCATGAGTGCTGAATACACTATTTCAGTTGATTATGATACTTTTACAAAAGAAATTATAAAATGTCTAGTAGTAGCTGGTCCTAATACAGCTACAGTTACAATATTTGGTCGATCAAATTTAGGGTTTAATCTAGTTAATTTATCAGCAGTAGTAAATTCTTCTAAAGTTCAACTTATAGCAGATCCTGCAGAAAATGAAGATTCTAGTATATATTTAGGTAGTAAGCTCATATTCAGTGCAAACTATTATTACACCATTAATGAATTGAGCGTTTAGATCCACTAAATATACAGTGGAGATTTAAATGTCTGTTAATTATTCGCCTTTTGAGTCAAAAACAGGTTTCAAAAGTCCTGGGTTTACAGTTAGTCCTACTGGACAATTAGATGTTGCTAATTTAAGTGTTGCAGGAGTACCGTTTGGTGGTACCGGAACTGATCTAATTTTAGATGGTGATCTTACTGTAACTACTGGTACAATAACTTTAACAAATAAACCGAGTACTGTAGGAACAATTAACAATATTAATATAGGAACAGTAACTCCAGGAACCGGAACATTTACTAATATTACTGCTAATAATATTATTACTGCTATTGATTTAGGAGTTCCTAGATTTGAGTCTAATACTAATTTAGAAATTAATGCTAAAAATGCCGTTGTTTTTCAAATTAACTCTACTGAAGTTGGTAGAATAACTTCATCGGGTTTAGAAGTAGCAATAGCTAATACAACTATTGAAAATACTATAATAGGCAATACAACACCGGCAGAAGCTTCATTTACTGAAGTAACAATTACACAAGAAGCCACATCTCCATCTAATGCAGTTAGAAAAGATTATGTTGATAGAACAGCAATAGCATTTTCTGTTGCTTTTGGAGTTTAAAAGAATGTCTGAAAGAGAGTATATAGTAGGATTAAACAAAGGCATAGACTTCGAGTCGTTTAATAATGAAATGATTTCCCAAACAGGAAACGGATTTATTCCAAATAGAACAGTTGAAATAGCAAACTATAGACCGGGATCAGAAAGATTAACACATTATTATCTTACAGACGAAGAAGCAGCTATATTAAGAAATGATCCTAGAATCACTTGTGTAGAAATTCCTCCACAACATAGAGAAGATTTAAAGATAATAAACAATCTAACCCAAACAGGAAATTTTAACAAAACATCCGAAACATCGGGCAGTTATGTTAATTGGGGACTGCGTAGAGTAATTGCAGAAACAAATGTATACAGTACAGGAAGCACAGTATCGGGATCGTATACATATACACTGGATGGTTCAGGAGTTGATATTGTAATTCAAGATAGTGGTATTCAAGCAAATCATCCGGAGTTTAACGATAGTAATAATGTTTCAAGAGTCCAACAAATAGATTGGTATACTGCAACCGGTATATCTGGAAGTATGCCAGCTGATCACTATACAGATTATGACGGGCATGGAACTCATGTTGCTGGGATAGCAGCAGGCAAAACTTATGGTTGGGCAAAAAATTCTAGAATATATGCAGTTAAGGTCGATGGATTAGATGCTGGTGAAGGTGGTATTCCTGTAACAGATTGTTTTGATATAATAAAAGTGTGGCATCAAAATAAACCTGTTGATTCTACAACTGGAGTAAAAAGACCAACAATTGTTAATATGAGCTGGGGATATCTTTCGTCTTTCGTTAATATAGACGGAGGAAGATGGAGAACTTCAGATTGGACTGGCAATACAAGACAAGCAGCCTATGGAATGATTGGAGTTAACATAGGAGGAATATACTTCTATGGTACAAGAGTAAGTTCTGTAGATATAGACCTTCAGGAACTTATTGATGCAGGGGTTCATATTTGTGTTGCTGCGGGAAATCATTATCAAAAAGTTGATGTAAATGGCGGGTTAGACTATAATAATTATTTTAATCATACTACTTTTGGACCTAGATATTATCATCAAGGAAGCAGTCCTTATGATAGTGAAGCAATTATTGTAGGAAACATCGATTCATTAGTTACTACTATAGAACAAAAAGCACAAAGTTCTAATACTGGTCCAGGGGTGGATATTTTTGCTCCCGGTACTAATATTTTTAGTTCAACTAGTAATACAAATTTCTATTCTGGAACAACTTATCCAAGTAATTCTAGTTTTAAAGTAACTAATTTAAGCGGAACTAGTATGGCAAGTCCACAAGTTGCCGGAGTACTAGCATTGGGATTACAATTGAATCCAGCATTCACTCCTGCAGAAGCAAAAAGTTGGATAACAAATAAATCAAAAACTAATTTAGTTTATACAACAGGTTCTGGTACTGATTATAGTGATAGTAGATCTATTTTAAATGGACCAAATAGGTATTTGTTTAATCCATTTAGTGATCCATATGGATTTACTATAACAAGCAATCCTTGAATTAACTAAATATTACCATATAACGGAGCATAGGGTTAAAAATGGCTAAACAAAGAATCTCAAATTACGTATTTTTACCAGGAGTTGCTAAAAGTAGTAATGCATATCCTAACGCATACACTCTGCTCCAACAAAATAAGAATTTTATTAGAGCTGAAGCTATTGAACATTTACAAACACAAATTACCACTGATAATGCTTCAAATTTAGCTACTAATGCTGTTACATTATTAACAAATAATAAAACCTTTTTAATTGATGAAATTATTGCATGGATAACTGTAAGATATACTAGAACTGTTACTGCTACAGCAACTACAGGATTTATTACAGTATCATCAGCACATTTTTATTCTGTAGGAGATCCTGTAGTTTTTGCGTCATCTGTTGGCGGATTATCTTCCGGAACAACTTATTATGTTTCAGAGATTGGAGCAGGAGGAAGCCCTACTACATTTAAAGTTACAGCTACTAAAGGATCGTCAACTAATGTAACACTAACAAATACATCAGGACAATCAGTACAGGTAAGTTATACATATTCAGAAACATCATGCAGAAGAGATAGTGGATATCTTATAGATGCTATAATATATGATGTAAGATACGGCGGCAATGAAAAAACTATCGATATTGCTAAAAACTTTTGGCAAGGCGGAGTTTTACAACTATATACTCCTGCGATTGAGATTGCAGGGTTTAATCAAATTTTTACAATAATTACAACCAACATACTACCAAAGGTATCTTATTCGAGCCAACAAAGTCCAGTTACTAGTACACAAAATACTACAGGTTCTAATGCTGAAGCTGATGTTGCAACTAATATAACTACAAATCTTAAACCTATTATCCAAAATGCAATTAACGGTGGACTATCTACTCTTCCAGCTATAAGTTATTCTACTAGAAATTTTGCTGGTTACATATATGACGAAGTAAAATGTCAAAGAGATATTGGTCTTATTTTAGATGCATATGCTAACGACTTAAGATATGGCGGAAATTTAGAAACAAGATATATTTCAAGTAGATTTTGGAAAGGAACAGAACCTCAATTAAGTGGTGATAGACGCCCTGAAATTACTATTCAGACATGGATAAGAGATTTTATAGTTAATACTATCTTTACACAAAATTCTTATTCACCATACCAAGGTGTAATAACTCAATATCTTAATGGTAGTATAACTTATGAATCTATCGCAGCAACTAGAATAACAACATTATCAACAGACTTTATTAATGTTTTAACAAATGGATTAACTAGTTTACCTACATTACAAAATGGTGTAACTACTGTTCGCTTGCTTGGAAAATATAATTTAGATACTCTATTATTGATAACAAACACAACTCATAATCAAATTTTATATAGTTTTGCTGATAATTCTGCACCCGCTACAGTAACCATTTCTGATGGATTTGTAAGTAACAATTATTGGCAAGATGATGATTTTCCATCATTTAGAAATACAGCAGATTACATCACTACAATTGTATTTGATGCTGATACTTCAACACAAAGTTCAACAGATGATGTACAAATATTTTACGAAGCAAAAGAGACTAAAGTTCGTCCATATGATTTTGGAACTGATGCTATTGAAAGACACAGAGTAGCACAACCACAATCTATGCTTGATGCTGACTTTGAGTACGGATTACAACCAACAAAATGGCAAGCAATTGGTCTATCAAGAGGATATCCTTCAGTATATGAAGTTCCAGGTACAGATACATCGGTATCAAATGTTATTACTGATGCTTCTACAGGAACAGGAGGAGTAGGTGAGTCTTTAATTACTGTTACTACATCAGGTCCACATGGATTTGTAGCAGGTCAACCTTTTACTATTAAATCTTTAGCTAATTCTATATCTGGATTTAGTAGAGCAGAAGGAACATTTATTACTAACACAGTTCCAACTACTACAACATTTACCTACTACGCTCAATCAAAAGTTGGAACAACAAACGGACAGGTTCTTGCAACTACATATACGCAATTGCGTAAGGCGGCATTTTATACAGGGGCTAGTATCGGTCAGTCAACATTTAGTGTCTATTCAAATGGTTCTTCCGGAACATTTACTTCAAAATGGTCTACAACTTCCGGAAGTGATCAGATAGCATTTACGGGCTCTGCTCCAGGAATAGGTTCTCCTTTAACTGGTACAGGTATTGGTAGTGGTGCACAGATTACAGGTGTTGTAGGTACAGGAGGATTAGCTGTTACAGCGACTATTGAGACTGTTGTTGACATTGGGGATACAACTATAGAAGTTAAAACTTCTTCGGGTCTTTTAGAAGGTATGGCTATTGATAATGGTTCTGGAACTTCAATTTTTGTTTCAGGAATTGTAGGAAACTCTGTTACATTTACAGGTCCAGTAACAACAGGTAGAGTAGGTGATACTCAAACATATTCAAATATTTCAGGAACAAATATACAACCAGTAGGTGTAGGGCTTACTGTTAGTGTTGAAGTTTTAACAAATTCTTATAATACTGTAACAATTACAGCAGCTGGATCAGGATATAGAACTGGTGACAGAGTTTTAATAACAGGTGATTTATTAGGCGGTACGACTCCAACAAATGATCTTATATTAAGAGTTACATCTCTTACAGGCTCCGGAGTAAACACAGTTGCAATCGATGGTATTGCAACTGGTCCGAATACAACTTATACATTATTAAGTCCTTCAAATATTGCTGCTATAGGAACAGGAGCAACATTTAATATCACAAGATCTAATGGTGTTTACAGTGTAACAATAAATCAAAACGGATCGGATTATTTTATTGCTGAACAAATAACTATTCCAGGAACTTCATTAGGAGGTACAAATCCAACTAATAATGCTATTATCACAATTACATCAGTTGCAAGTGGAGGCGTTAATATTGCTACTATAAGCGGAACAGCTAGACAAGGTGATAGTTTAGAATTATGGTCAGCTTTATCATTTAGTGAATTAACAACTACTACGATTGCAGATGCAACGTCATTTACAGTGTCGGCAATTGGTACAATACAAATTACATTTGCAAATGCACACGGATTAGTACCGGGGGCAAGTATAATATGCGATATATCAAGTAGTGGAACTAATCACGAATTAGCTAAAGGTCCTTTTTATGTAGAACAAGTACCAACTGCAACTACTTTAAGATATACTGCTAGAGCAGCAGGAAATATAGACACATCAGTATCTCTAACAGGTACAATCTATTCTAGACCTGATAGTTATTTTATTCACAGACCATATGACGGTGGTGTGCAACTTGGCACCGGTGGACCACAACACGGTGCTCAAGCAATTCGTATGAGTAAAAAGTATATAAGATATCAATCAGGTAAAGGTATTAATTATTGTACTGGTGCTCTTTTTGCTCCAAGTTTTGCTATTCAGAGTATATCTGCAACAGGAACTGCAACGGGTTCATATATTACAATAGTAATGGACGATGTTGATCACGGTTGTCAGGTAGGCGGTGTAATTGAAGTACACGGTATTGAGACAAAAGGTTATAATAATGAATATGTTGTAACTGATATTATTAACGAAAGACAATTAAGAGTTCAAGCAGTTAGTGTACTAGCTAATGTTACTGGAACATTGTCTATCAATGCAATTATAAGTGTTAAAAGATGGCACGGAGCAACCGTTAGAGCGGGAACATTTGATGAACAAAATGGATTATATTTCTATTACGACGGACAAGACTTCGGTGTTGGACGAAGATCGGCAACTTTCCAAATAGCTGGTGCAATAGATATTACTAGAGATACTAATGTAGTAACAGGAACAAATACTAGATTTAGAGATCAATTACGATCTGGAGATCGTATTGTAATTAAAGGAATGACTCATATTGTTACTAGTGTAACAAGTCAAACTTCTCTAACTGTAAATCCTGACTATAGAGGTGCATCAAGTGCAGTACAAGCAAAGATGTGCTTAGTACAAGATTTTAAAATACCTCAAAGTCAATTTAATCTAGACAAATTAGATGGAACCGGACCTAGTGGATACAATGTAGACGTTACAAAGATGCAGATGATTGGTATGCAATGGTCTTGGTATGCTGTTGGATTTATTGATTTTATGTTAAGAGGTAGTGATGGTAACTTTGTATTCTTCCACAGAATTCGTAACTCAAACGTCAATGTTGAAGCATATATGAGAACTGGTAACCAACCTGTTAGATATGAAGTTATAAATGAGAGTGCTAGGGATAAACTATTAAACTCAATAACCGCAAGTCAATCAACTATTCCACTTTCGGACGCAAGTGAATTTCCTAATGAATCTGGTATAGTTATGATTGATAATGAATTAATTGCTTATACAGGAAAGAGCGGTAATACATTAACAGGTTGTACAAGAGCAGCACCTATGACTAATTTTATAGGAGGGTCACAGAGAACTTTTACAGGAGCAACTGCATCAACTCACGAATATAACACCGGGGTTGTACTTGTAAGTAATACTATCAGTCCTATTATCAGTCACTGGGGTTCGGCTATGCTAACTGATGGTAACTTTGACACAGATCGTGGTTATATTTTTAACTATGCAGCAACTAATGTTTCTGTCACTACAACTAAACAAACAGCATTTTTGATTAGATTAGCACCTAGTGTTTCAAATGCTATTGTTGGAGATTTAGGTGATAGAGAGTTACTTAATAGAGCTCAGTTACTACTAACTGGTATTGAAATTACTGCCGATAGTGGAACCGGAGGTATTGTTGTTGAAGGAGTTCTTAATCCTCAAAATTATCCTAACGATCCGGGATTAATAAATTGGGCAGGACTTCAATCAGCAGCTCAAGGAGGACAACCGAGTTTTGCACAAATTGCACCAGGTGGATCAGTCACTTGGTCCGGCGGAGCAACTCAAACAACTACACCGGTTACTACAGTATCATTTCCGACAGGTAATATTACTGCTAGATACGCATTTAGCCCAGGTAGTATTAGAAATGGAATCAACTGGTTTTATATAACTCTAGCAGATTATAATTCATACGTATCACAAGGTCTTGCAGTCGGTAACGTAGTATCAGGAACAGGTATTCCTTCCAATACTACAATAACAAGTATATTCAATTATGGTACAATTACTCCAGTTGGGGGTAGTGGTGGAACTGGAGTATATTATCGTATTGAAATGAGTGCTTCGGCTACACAGAATACCGCAGCAGATCTTGTTTTAACTGTTACTAGACGATATGCTGTTGCTAATACTAGTACTATATTTTTCCAAAAAGCAGGTTGGGAATCGGCAGGAGCAAAAACAGGTACAGAAGTGAGTGATGCTTTATTTCCAGCTAACTCCTTTGTCAGTAGTGCAACATTAACTAGTTATTTTGGAACACAATTTTATCTTGTAACATTTAGTCAGACGTCAACATCGACTTCAATTACACCGGGTACTACAACTATTACATTTAAATTTGGTCAACCGCCATTTGCATTACCTGGAGAAACAATTTTCTCCTTTATTGCATCACCTGGAACAAATTCAAGTTTAGATTTAACAGAACTAAAAGAGCTTACTAATACTACATTAGGTGGCAGGGGTTCTTATCCAAACGGTCCTGACGTTTTAGCTGTTAATGTTTATAAAGCAGCAGGTGCAGCAGTTGCTTGTAATCTAGTCATTCGTTGGAGTGAAGCCCAAGCCTAAACAATAGAATCAACAAAGGCGGCCAAGTTATCAAAGACTTTAGTCGCCTTTTTTATTTTTTTATAGACAAATTTTTCTAATTCTTTTTCTGTTTGCTCACCATATCCGGTTCTTACTAATATAGGTCGTGCTCCTATCTTCATAGCAGCCTTTAAGTCGCTAATTTTGTCACCAATAAAATATCCTTGATTAAATTTAATAAAAGGATACTCTTTTTCGCATCTCTTAAACATACCAGTATTAGGTTTAGCATACATATCATCTTTACGACTACTTGCTGAATAATATATTGCATCAATACTTGAACAACCGGCATTGCCTAATAATTCAAGCATATATTGATGAGTTTTATCTACGTCTTCTTGTGCGTAAATTCCTTTTTCAATTCCACCTTGATTTGTAATAATGGCAATTTTATGACCGGCCTGTCTTAATTTTGCTATTGCTTCTAAACTACCAGGTATAGGATCAAAATCTTCAGGACGATAGCAGTAATCCCAAAGATCACGATTAATAACACCGTCGCGATCAATACCGATTACACATTTAGGTGCAATATTATCTATAGGATTATAAACATTGCCACCCGTCCAAACAATTGAAGGCTCATTCATTTGATTTAACAATTTCTTTCTGACTATCACCTGGAATGATGCGATAATTGTCTTCAACAGAGTCGGGCGTTGATACTTCAAATATCATACTATTAGGAACCATTGCTTCAAGTTGATGCGGCATCAACGGAGGATTACGCCAGACTTCTCCTTCGATGAGAATTTTTTCATTTAATACAGCCGTTTCTGTATCAATCCAGCGTAACAAAAATTTTCCTGAATTAACAAACCAAGTTTCGTCCTTTTCTTTATGAAAATGCATACTAAACTTTGCGCCTGCTTTTTCAAATACCATTATTTTCCCACAATATAAATCATTAGTAGCCCAAATAATTTCATATCCCCAACCTTTAACTACATGTCCTTGGTGTCTAGTGGTCATTTTTAATCCAATCTATTACATCTATCCAATTCATATTAACAACTTTATTAAGTTTTGTCAAATTAGCACAAGTATATTTTTGATATTGAGACTTTAAATCTTCAGGCATAGGAATTTCGTAAATATCCGCACCTTCTTTTTTTGCAATAGCATCAGCAATTTCTCTAAAACTTCTTGTTTCTCCAGTACCGATACACCACAATCCTGATTCATTTATATCAAAAAACTTTTCGTGTATTTTACAAATGTCTTCTACACAAACAAAATCTCTAAAATATTTTTCTGATTTTTCAAACAGATTTATCCTACCTTTTTCTTTTGCCTGTTTAGTAAATTTATGAACAGGGCTTGCTTGGTCACCTTTGTGATCTTCAAAGTGTCCGTATACATTAAAATAACGAAATCCTTGAACTTTAATACTAAAGTCATCACTTGTTGTTACTGCTCTATCGAACAAATATTTTGACCAAGCATAAGGACTTTGTGGATAAACAGGTGCATCTTCTCTAAAATCTGTAAGTGGTCCATATACACTTGCACTCGATGCATATTGAAAATTAGTTTCTTGCATTTCACATAGAGATAATAATCTCACACTAAATTCAAAATTTTGTTCGAGAACTTTATTAACATCTCTTTCTGTTGTACTTGAAATAGCACCTAAATGAATTACCCAATCGTATTCTTCTACATCAGGTAGTATATTAGGAATAAATTCATAACCAGTTACTTCGTGTCCTTTACTAGCAAGGTAACCTGCTACATTGCGACCAACGAAGCCTTCATGTCCTGTTATTAATATCTTCATTCTTCATACTTTCTATAATTTTAGTTGTTGAAAATCCTTCAACTAGTGGGATAATTTCTATTTGAGCTAAATCTTTTCCAACAACATCATTTTCTTTATAGTCACCGCCCTTAACAATAATATCGGGTTTTACTTTTTTAATTAATTCGTAAGGAGTATCTTCTTCAAAAATATATGCTTCGTCTACATAAGGTAATGCTTTTATTTGTGCTAAACGAACATTCTGATTATTAACAGGTCTATTAGGTCCTTTTAATTTTTTAACACTAGAATCAGAATTAATACCTACAATTAATTTTTTACCCAGTGCTTTTGCTGATTTAAGTAAATGAATATGACCAAAATGGATTATATCAAAACATCCATTAGTAAAAATTATGCTTCTTTTAACATCTTTAAGTGATACCGGAACAACACCACGATGTTCAACATTTCTTGCCGCAGCATAACAAGCAGTTTCAGATGCCTTTGGTATATCCATACCATGTAAATATCCCCAAACAAGAACAGCCATAACACAATCACCGGCACCAGTAACGTCTGCTACTTCTCGAACAGGTTCTTGACTATGCCAATAATTACCTTCGCGATGAATAGCATATATCCCGTCAGCACCGCAAGTAACAACTAACCATTCCCAGTTAAATTTACGACAAAGATTAGCAGCCTTTTTAGGATCAAACTTTCCATCCCATTCTTCGTATTCTTTAAGATTGGGTTTAACTAACCAAGCATTACGATATAACTCTGGATCTTGTTTTGGATCGATAAAAGTTTTAATATCTTTTTGATTAGCCCATTCAATAATATTAGATGTAATAACACCTTTATTATAATCACTAACAATTAAAATGTCTGTTTCAGTTTTATTATAAAATAATTGATCACGAGCTTTACGTTCTGTATATCGTTCTTCACGATCCCATCGCATAATATGTTGACCCGATTGACTTACTAATCGAGTTTTAGTAGTTGTTACAGAATGATTTCTTGAGACAATAGGATCAATATTAGGATGTTCATACAACAGACGAAGTGTTTCCACACCGTCTATATCTTCTGCTATTGCTCCGTATAGTTCTGTCTTAATATCGAGATTAGCAAGGTTCACAGCAACATTAGCAGCACCACCTAAATTAGATGACTGATATTTTTCAAGTAAAACTGGAACTGGGCTTTCAGGACTTAATCTATTTGCCTCACCGTGAATCCATCGGTCGAGCATAATATCGCCTATTACTTTGATCATCGGTATTACTAATTTATAACAAGATTAGGATTTTGTCAAGATATGTTATCTAAAAACTCAAAAATAGTTTCAATCTTTGCTTTTATAACTTTATTTGATAAAGTATTTTTTACACCCTGGTGTGTAGGTTTAGGACAACTATCTAATTCACACCATGCCCAACCTTTGTGTTCCTTGCTTAATGTTGGAATAAATTCTTTTTTAATTATACAAATATATGTTTGAAAATTAAAATGAGTATCATCACTTACAAAAGTTTCTAATGGAATAGATTTTATAATTTCAGGCATAAATCCTATTTCTTCTTCTATTTCTCGACAAAGTCCTTGCCAAATAGATTCGTCATTTTCAGTTTTACCTCCAACTAAACCCCAAATTCCTTCTTTTTTGCCTGATGCTTTTTGTAATACTAAAAATCTTTTAGTTTCTTGACTTAAGAATAATGCACCACTTCCGCGAATTTTTTTAATCATAAAACCAGTCGCCACTGCCCCTCTACGTACTCGCCTTCGAAACTCTTGGTCCAAACTTCACCATCCCACTTATATTGTATACCAGTTCTTAAATTAGTTATGTAAGTGATATCGGTTATATTGTTAGCTTCGAAAATAGTATTCCAATTTGATCCATCCCATTCGATAATATTATTAGCATTACTAATAAAATCACTGCCGTCAGTATTTTTCCAACCATCAGGACCGTCACTATTATTAGGATCACCGATTGATTCCAATAAAAGATATCGTATACCTGATGCAATATTGTCCGGTGGATTATATGTTAATGGATCAATAATAGCATCAACTGTTCCTCTACCTTCTACAATTGTATTAGTTGAATATGTGTCTGGATCAAAATTAATAACAGCAATAGTATCATCACTAGGATGAATACTCATTGTTCCTACAATTTCTGTTCCATTTTCTTTCTTTAAGAAAATTCTACTTATTCCTGCTTTAAATTTCCCATATTGATCTAATAATGAATACCAATTAGCATTAGGAGAATATCTAATCGGTTCTAAATCATCGGTTACTGAACTTCCAGGAGGCAATAATTTTGCTTGATTATTAATTACAAATAATCCAAATCTTCCAGGAGTAACATATAATGTTGAATCCGGAACACCGTATATAAAATCTGGATCAATAGTTCCGGTGTCTTCACTAAAAATATTTGATATTATAGTATGTATAACTCCCATTTTTGTTACCTTTGCAGGAGGTGTTATCCATATAGGCGTTTCAAATTCTAATGTAGCTATATCTATTTCACTATCAATCCCTTGCGGAATAGATCGACTGGTTAAAGTTACATCAGTAAGTTCTACAACTGATAAACTTGTCCAATCAACATAATTATCTGTAGTTTGTATTTCAAGACTTGGATTAAACAAAACTAAAATTTGTTCAAGTATTTGTAATTTTTGATCTGTGTTAGTTGACCAAATATCTGCCTTGATAGTTAGTTTATATGGGGTAGGCATTAATCTTTCAACTGTATAATTTAATCCTTGAACAGTTCCGTACGTTCCGCTTGCCGATGACCCATCCTCTAATACATCTCTTTCTCGTATATGTACTTTACTGGTATAAGTTGCATCACTTAATCTAGTACGATCGAGTTCTAATTCAGTCATATAAACTGCGATCCTAGGAGCAGACGGTAATTTGTTTTCTGAATTATCTCTTAAAACACTAGCAACTTGTCTAGATATATCACCATATGTTACAGGAACAATTTTTTCTAAACCGTCTGCGGTTTTATATTTAAAATTACTTAACATTCTAATAGCTTGAGCAAGATACCTACGTACTTGTCCGTCATAAAAATATTGCATTAGAAATCTGCCCTTGGTCTAAGCGCCTTTGATACGGCTTGTCTTTGTTTAATTACTTCTTTGTATATTGTCCAACGAAGTTCTTGTCCTATTTCTAATGGAATTTGCATAGTAAACGCAACAAATCCATCTTCTTCAAAAATAGACGTAACTGGATTTTTAGATTCTCCTACCCAAACTTCAACTCCATATGTTGAAACATACGGAGTTTTTGTAACTATCTTTCTACCTATTACGTCTAGTATGAGCGTAGGATCTTCCGTACGGAATACTTTTGGCTCTTCGATAATAAAGACATCCATTTGTAGCATTCCTACTCCGCTAGTTTCTGTATTGTTAATAAATTTAGTCTTATACGTTTGTCTTACGTCATTATTCGTCATTGTTTGACGTACTTTATCTTCGTACTTGACCCAACGCTTTCCACTAAATCTAAAAAGTCTATTAGGATAATAATCTGTTCTTAAAAAGAAATCACCATTTGCGGCATTGTCTGGAAACTTAATACCAAATCCGTAGGGAGCACCGTTTGGTGCAAGACCATCACCTAATAAGTAACCTTGATAACCATCTTTTTTAGGAGGAACTACTTGAGCGTCTGTGGTATTAGCATCATCTATTGCTAAAGTTGTTTGGTCAACTGTTTCTAAATCAACATTTCCGTTATCTTCATTAACTGTTAATGTCCAAAATTGGCTAGTTTCGTATCCGCTTAATGGAGCATCTGCTTCTGCCTCTGCAACTACACCGGCATTGATTGCTAGTATCTTTAAGTAATCACTTAATCCACTACCTGTAATTTCATTAGGGTCAAGCTGACGGAAGAAATTAGAATTAGGTGGATCATTTCCTGTAGTTTCAGCAGTTACTTCATAAAGTACACCGTTACTTCTAACAATTTGTCCTAAATAATATGTTTTTGTTTCATCATACTCGCCAGCAAACATTGTATCGTCTACTGGTCTATTAAGAATGTCTTTAAATTCTTGACTATCTACAAGTGGCTTTAATTTTAGTCTATAAAGATGTGGATACCAAGTTGCTGAAAATCCTTCTGCTGCTCTATTAATATCTTCTACTACATAAAATCTTTTAAGAGCGTAAGATAAATTTCCTAAAGCATAAGGATCTACAAGATGTGGCAATTCTATAACATCGCCTGTCATTATTTTACGACCAAGAGTTTCAACGGTATTATTAATATGTACAGTCATAAAAATTGTGTCATTTTGTAGAAATAATCCAAATTGACTTAGATTAAAATCAATGTCTTGTACGTTATAAACACCGCGTAGTGGATATATTGATGTATCGTATTTGCGATCTCTATTTTCAAGGAATAATACATCTTGAATAGTGCTTTCGCCCATAGCTTTATTTGGATCAGTTGGATCTACAGGACCTATATACTTGTGTACAAGTACGTCAGTTCCGCCAACTTGGAACATTTCATAGACATTTTTATCTATAAACTTAAAATCATTGCCTTTTTCTGGGCGATAGAGGGATAAACGCGGCATG